TTTGCAAAATATCAATGTAGAGTGTTGTCAAACAGTTATATTATAATTTGGATTTCTGCAGAAAAATTGCTATATTATATATAATTAAACAATTAACCAATGAAAAAAGCAATTCTTATACCCGTAGCAATCGTTATTCTACTAGCATTATTAAGTACAATATGTCATTTTACATATAAATCAACGCATGTAATATTAGGCCCAAAGCAACAACAAACTAAAAAGGTTTTAATTGTTCCTCTAAATGGAACCATCGAACAAACATATATTGATTCTGCAGTTTCGTATCTACAACATCATTTTCCACAAATGCAAGTAGAATTATCTGATGTAGTTGATATTCCTAATAATTGCCATAATGGAAAAAGATATAGAGCAGATTCTATACTTAAATTTTTAGACAAATTATATACATCGGAATATTATCGTATAATTGGGTTAACTAATGATGATATTTCTATTACCAGAACTTTAACTAAAAACAGTAAAAAAGTAGTTTATCCGGACCGAGGTATTATAGGATTAGGCCGACGGCCAGGTAAAGTTTGTGTGGTTTCTAAATATAGACTTGGAAATAATATTTATTCTTTTGCAAAGGTTACTACTCACGAATTTATGCACACGGTAGGAGTTCCGCATTGCGAACATGAAAAATGCATTATGCAAGATGGTAAAGGTTCCGGTAAGCCTTTGAGAGAATCAACTCATATTCATCAAGAATGTTTAGATATTGTTTATAGAACCATAACAAAATAACGTTAAACTATACCACATCTTGTCCGTAAGTATCAGTTAAACTATTAGGATTAACACATCTGCCATCGTCACCATTTGATAACTTATCAAAATAGTCAGCTTCTTTTCCTTGATCAACACGAACCAAATAATTTTCAGGTTGTTCTGACATAATAAATACTCTAGATTTTTTTACCGTCATGGCCGCTTGTACTTTGGGGTTTTGTACAAATGATGGAGACACATTAAAACAACCAGCACTCTTATCATATTTGTCAGATCCCATAGCCCATTCCACTGCATTTATATATTCATCAGGTATTCTTCCAGCTTCTTTTTCTTTTTGTAGATATTGTTGTAGTTCTGCATCGGCTTTAATACGTCTCCCGCTCTTAGCTAAAGAATGTATAGCAGTTCCTAAATCTGTACCGTCTAATGTTTCAAGACCGTACGCATTAGGTATTTCGATATTTTTACCATCGGCACCTGTTTGTTGCGTATAGCCTTTTACATAATACAAACTACCAATTGTATATATACCCGCAGCTTGATATTGGGCTTTTGCTGCTTTTAAAACGTCATACCTAACTTTGAATTTACGTTTCTTTGGTAATTCTATGTTATTTCCATTTACATCTGTGGCCTGATTCTTGTCTCGATAAATATATTTTTTACCATCGATTATTTTATAATAACGGCCGCTGCCTTTGAAGATACTTTTCTCTGGATCTACTTCAAATCCACTTAATTTCATCCAATCATCTCTAGTAAAAATTTTTTCTTGCTGTTTATCCTTGCTGGCAACACTTTGTGAATAATCAATTAGTTTATAGTTTTTATCAAATGCGAATACTAAATTCAATCTAGGATCCACAATAAAAAATCCATATTCTTGATTAGCTTTTCTTAATTGTATGTAATATAATTCATCAGCAATACGTTTTGAATTTTTAACTCCAAGATCTTTAGGAATATTGTATCGTTCGATCATGTCTTTCATTTTTTGATCAATCTCTTCTCCAGCAGTATCAGTATTTGCTCCTTTTTTTGTAGGCATTGATTTGTAAATATCTTGATACATTTTAGTTAATGAATTTAAATTTGCAGGAGTAGCAGTCCAATTATTATACAACGTCAACATGGTTTGCCCATCTATTACTGTGTTTAAAGCTTTTAAAACATAATTATTATTATAGTTTCCTGTTTTATCTAAATCTAGTTTACGTGCAATTTCTGGATATTCATTATTAACAAAAATACGAAAACGATTTCCTTGTTCTCGATTTTTAAATGGAATTTCATTTCTTGATTTAAGTTTTTTTATTGAGATTGGTTCTTTTTTATAATAAGAAGGCTGTGTTAAAAATTGTAATTTTTTTAATTTTTTATCAATTGTATTACCATCATTACGATAATCGTCATCTGTCTTCATATAATCACTTATAAAAGTATAAGGATCTTTTCCTAATAACTTTTCAACCTCTGCATACATTGATTGGTCTTTTATTGCATTAAATGCAATTTGCGCCCAAGCTTCATAATCGTTACGTAATGTTCCACCTCTAGATGCGTTGATCGTATTAGCAATTTCGCCTGCAGTAACACCTGGACTATAAGCTATTTTATTAATTTCAATATCAGATTTATTACGCCACATACTATAGTTTAAAGATTCTGATAAAATTTTACTTAGTTTCATATATTTTTTTATTTTTTTGGAAAATACCTCGAAATTCTATAATATAATATTTATAATAAATATATTAATTTATAAAAAAGGTCACAATGGCACAATTTCGTTATAAAGCAAAATTAACTGATGACATCGAAGATGCAAAAGAAATGGTTAGAACAACGGGTAAAATGTTAATGGAAGGCAAGATTGATAAAAAATCTGCAATAGATAATCTAGCTCGAGCTTTCCGTAAACTCGAATCGGCAAGATATTTTATCGATCGTTCATAAGTGAAAAATGTATTTCCATATATTGTATTATCAGCATCTTTAGGTTTAGCTGGGACTGCTGCATATTACAGTGTATTTGGTTTAAGTAAACTTTTCTCAGCTCAAGCCACCGCGGTTATTATTATGGCTTCGATATTAGAAGTTAGCAAACTAATAACCGCTTCTTATTTACATCGTGAATGGAAGTCTATATCCGCACTTTTAAAGAGCTATCTCGTAACAGCTGTATTCATATTGATGTGTATAACTTCATTAGGTATATATGGTTTTTTAGTTTCAGCATATCAAGAAACAGCATATAAACTTAAAAATCAAGAATCTGAATTGGCTGTACTAGAATTAAAAAAACAAAGATATCAAATCGCTACCAACGATATACGATCGGAAAAAGAATCGTTAAATAAAAATATTACAGAATTGACAACGGGTCTTTCTAATAACGTTATTCAGTATACTAATGCAGACGGCCAACTTATAACAACAACAAGTTCGGCAACTAGAAAAGTATTAGAAAAACAATTAGATCAAACAATTTCTAGAAGAGACACATTATACAGTCGGGAAATTGCTTATTCTGACTCTGTTAGCAATTTAGATCAACATATGCTCAAAATACAAACAGAGAGTGAAGTTTCAGCCGAAGTAGGCCCTATTAAATATGTAGCACAACGTGTAAACCAACCAGTTGATAGCGTTGTTAATTGGTTTATAATGCTTTTTATATTTGTGTTTGACCCATTAGCTGTTATGTTATTAATAGCAGCAAATCGATTGTTTGAAACAAAAGACCCCCTGTCTGAGGTGATACCAGAAGTCGCAGAGGAGGAGAGTCAAGCCGAGCGGGTTAAAGCCCCAACTCCTCCGGCTTCATCTAAAATAAAACATCAAAAACCAAAAATCATATCATGAAAAAAATAAAAGTTACAAAAAACAATGGTTATAAAAAATTACAGTGTAAATATTGCGATCGAATATGTGAACGAGTAGATATGAATGCTACTGCAGTTACTTGTTGGAAATGCACAAACGACCTAGTTAACGGCAAGATATTGGAATTACGAAAATAATTTAATATTATAATAATATGTTAGAAGCAAATCAAATAAAAGAAAATTGGGAAACGTTTCGAGAAGAAATCAATTTACAGTTTCCTACAAGAGCCAAACAGATTAACAAAATGTATAATGACTTTGAAGAACGCATTGCGATGATGCCAGCATCTTCAATAGCACATTACCATAATGCATTCGCAGGAGGCTATGTAGATCACGTACTCCGTGTAATGGGATGTACTCATGAATTATATAATTTATGGAAAAATAATGGTGCTGATATGTCAGGTTATACATTAGAAGAATTAATGTTTGCAGCAATGCATCATGACCTAGGTAAAATAGGATTTCCAGGCGATGGTAATGAGGTTTATCAAGTAGAGACTTCAGATTGGCACAGAAAGAATATGGGTCGAATGTATAAACATAACGAAAATATTCCTTTCTCAATGGTACCGGATCTTTCTGTTTGGTTGCTTCAAAAATATGAAATACCGATGTCTTGGAATGAATATCAAGCTATTAAGATTCATGATGGAATGTATGATGATTCTAATAAACCTTATTTTGTAGCAAGAAGTGCTCAAGCAAAATTAAAAACCAATATGGCTATCATTTTACATCATGGTGATCATATGGCAGCTCAAATAGAATATGAGCGTTGGAGAAATCATAAAGCAGGAACACCTACCAAAGTATCCGAAAAAAGCAAAGCAACTAAAAGCACCGCTATAAAAAACTTAGCAGAGAATAATCCAAATATAGGAAGTTCTATTGCAGATATCTTCAAGGATATATCATGATACTATTTATTATATTAATCGTATTATTTTTAGGTACCACTGTATATTTTGCTTATCGGGCTTTTGTATTAGCAGGAGTTTTAGCAGATCAAGAAGAATACTATGAAATCGTATCTCAAACAAATCAATACATGTACAACAAAATACAACAAAGTCATGACGCAATGAAACGTATTGATCGTTCAGGCGCATTTGAAAAAGATGATGAAACGGGAACTACATTTGAATTATTAAGTGATGTAATAGAAAAACTAAAAGAGGAATTTGATGCCCAGGAAGAGGAAGAAAAGTAATAATTATTACACAAAGATTCAAGACGTAGCTATTTGTGCTTATAACAAGTCAGACAGTTCAGCTCAACGAGAAAAGATATATAGACGATTTATATATCCTCCGTTTATGAAACTAACTGAAAATTTAATTAATAAAATGAAACCAACATATATTTTAAATAATTGTTCGTTTCAGGATCTTCAAACAGACCTAGTTACATATTTAACTGCTCGTTTAGATAAATTCAAACCAGATTCGGGAAAGTCATATTCTTATTATACAAGAACTTCTTTTAACTATCTTATTGCTGAAAATCAAAAAGCATATGTTAAATTGAAACAAGATAGAGAACCAATTGATATTGACGAGCAAAGAAATATACCAACAGAAATGCATAACAATGATATGCGTGAAACGTTAAGATATTTTATGGATGAATTTGTTGAATATTGTTATGATAATTTAAATTATATTTTTACCAATACTACAGACATCCATGTTGCAGACTCGGTTTTACATTTGTTTGAGTCTCGAGAAAACATTGAAAACTTTAATAAAAAAGCTCTTTATATCTATATTAGAGAACGAACAGGCCTGCCTACTACTAATATTACTCGTGTAGTTAAAACTCTAAAAAATCTTTACGAAACAAAATTTTCAGAATACGCAAACGAAAACTTCATAAAATTGCCTTTTTAATATTTATTATTAAAGGAGTCATGTATGGATAAAAATGAAGAAATATTCAAAGGAACCAGTTTTGCTGACCTTATGCATGATGTCTATCATAACTCAAAAAAGAAAGACAGACAAATAAATCAACTTATATCGCAACTTCAACCATTGATACGAAACGCATCAGATGCAACCATCATAGTTCCACTCATTAAAGAATATTTAGATGTTGCTGTTAAAAATGATGATCATCTTGTCAAATTAACTGCTATAGTTCAACGTTACATATCTACAAGCCAAACTATATCGGGCGCTGATTCATTATTATCTGAATCAGAAAAACAACAACTTATTGAAATTGCTCAAACAACTTTAACTCATGAATTAGAAGATGAGATAGAAAAAATTGAACAAGAAGATCAAGAAATAAAACAAAAGATTGCAGACGTTAAATCTAAACTAAAGGATTCTGATGTATAGTGCAGAAGGATTATATGATATTACGACGTATTTAGCTGAAGTGATTCTTAAAGAAAATGACCCAACAGTTAGTCCCGGAGACACTTACAAACAAAATGAATCAGTAATATATGATGATTCTAAAGATGAACAAGGAAATCCAGCACCTAAAACTTCTGGCGCGAATATGTTTTTTTCAATTGACGTACAATATGATTTAGACGGAGAATTACAGACACAACACAATGTTAAACCATTTTATACTAATATAAAACAAATTCCAGTTCCAGGAGAATTGGTTTTAATTTTTCTATCGATTGATCATAAATCTACTGTAGATAATGATGATGCACAATGGTATTATATGCCTAGCCCGATGGGTATTTCTTCCAATATTAATAATAATATTCTTCCTACAATAACAGAAGATTTCGAAGAAGATGAAAAATTTGAACAAGAAAAATATAAAGTATCTCCACTTCAACCATATCGCGGTGATTTAATGT